TATCTTCAAAATAGATTGGATGTAAGCCTTCATCAAATAAACCAATAGTTTTCACTATTTCTTCCCCAACAGCAAAAGTTTGATAATACGGAAATGCTGTGCATAAAGTTAGAGCATCAGATTTAGCAGTCTGCAACAACTCTAAATCGCCAGGTGCAAACACGCAGTCAGCCGAAGTAATAAACCAGCGTGACTCAAACGGCAACATTTTGATACCTAAGTTCCATGAGCTTGCAACACCAAGATTAGAAGGCATATCTATCCACCACAAAGTGACCAAAGGGTTATTGACTTTCAACTGCCAATGCCTGCCAGAATTGTTGATCACATAAACTGTCGCTTCAACATCAATGCTTTCAAGCATGCGACCTAACAAATCAAACCTGTTTAGAACAGGAACAATCAACTTCATTTAGAAGCTAACTTCTCAATCAGCGGTTGCCAAGACTCTGCATAAACTTTATTCGCATCATACTGACGTGCAAAAGCCAAAGTCTCAGGAAACTTCTTCCTACCACGCTGATACGCCTGCTCCAACGCATCCACAATGCCCTGCACATTAGGAACATTAAACCAACAATGCTGACCGGCATCCCAAAAAGGTTGACCATTGACAAGATAAGAGTCAGGCCCTGCAAGTTCAGCACTAGCAGCAAAATTGCTTGTAATAATAGGCACACCACAAGCCTGAGCTTCAACCTGTGGAATACCAAAACCTTCACCATAGTTCGTAAACAACCCGACATCCCATGCCGAATAGATAGCAGCCAAAGTCTTTTGACTTATGCCATAACTGTAAGCAATAGGGTCAACAAACTTGACCCGATCACTAGGCACACCACAAGCAGCCAAAATGTTAGGCAAAACAAACCCCGACTGTTTACCATAAGGTTCAGTGTGCAAATACAAGACAACATCATCATGCTGTTTAGCAAATATTGCGAAAGCAAGAAAGTTCTCTGCCACAGCTTTACGATGAATAAAGCCACCAGCCTTATTAGCGAAATTCATGCCCACAACAAACTTGTCACCATCATCACCAACAAATTCTCTACCCGAAATACCTTCAGGCAACAACTCAGTCGGAGTAAAAATCTTGGTGTCAATAGCATGTGGAATGTATTCAGACTCTATCCCTGCATTTTCAATCATCTCTTTACCAAACTTGCTCATAGCAATCGGAGTGACATTCGGCTTCTTCAACCAGGCTAAAACATTCTCTGGTGCAGGCTGATGATCTATCGGAGTCCATGAAGCAATCGGCAACGCATCTAACGCAGGATTTTTTAGAACCCACACATCATACAAAGTCACAATAAAGTTAGCCAGACTCGGATTCTCTGCAGCCCAATGCTGATGATGCAAAGACAACACATCATCACTATATTGAGTCATGCCACGACTGTAATGCGGAATCTTACCTGCACCAGTATCAATCAAACTGTTGACACCTTCACCACCATAGTTAGACATCATCGCAACCTTATGTCCATCACGAACAAGACGTTGAATGACCTGTTGCGACTGAGTGCCATAACCAGTCGGCTGATTGAGCGAATTAGAATACCAAGAAATGCATGCTTTAGTCATGCCCCTAGCCTAATAGAAAACACCCCCCAAAACAGTCCTACGCAACTGAATTAGGGGGTGAAATCTAGGAAGGTAAAGAAGCCTTAGCTTGCTCCACCCTTGAATAGCTTGATGTTGCTCTTCTGCACAAGTGCTGAGTCAATTCTCCAAGTAGCTCTCCAAGTGGCAAGGTCATTACCAAATGCATAGTCATCAGAGCGGTCAACCTGCAAGCCACCAGCATTACGCATGTAGATCGCTTTCATGTCACCAACAGCAAGTGAAACGTTTGCAGTTCCAGGAGAAGGCATTGAAGGAGTCTCAATAACCTGAACACCAAGGATAAGGTCACGCTTGTCTTGGCCTAAACCAATGTCAAACAGGTAACGACCATAAGTGTCCTTTAGCTTACGCAACGCTGCAATAGAAGTGCTGTTTGCAAGCAAAGCGAAAGAAGGCTTCTGACGCAAAGAACCATCAAGGCTGTAAACAAGATCTACAACGTTGTCAGCAGTAAACGCACCAGTAACACCAGTTGAACCAGTAACTCCAGTTGCGGCAGCAGTCAAGATACCTGTTGGTTCGACAGTTCCAGTTCCGTTTAGAACCTTGTTACCAATAGCGTTACCGAAAGCATTACCAAACTGATCGGCCAAAAATCCGATTATGTCTACACCTGAATCCAAAACTAATTCGCGTGAAAGTTGTGCGAGAGCAGAGAACTTATATGCAGAAAGAGTTGTGAAAGCGTTGAAGGTCGGTTCTGAAGTTCCAATAGAAACTCCCTGACCTACGATTAACGCAGTTGAGAATGTTGCCTGATTAGGAATCTGTAGGTTCTCACCAGAAGAGGTGTTGATTACAGTTGCATAGTCAAGGAGTGGGTTTACTAGACGAGCAACCTTTACGATCTCGTTGTAGAAAGATGTAGGAACAGGCGCACCTGTGCTAGATCCTGTGATTGCTCTGAACTCGTGTCCACGAATCTCGCCAGCAATCATCTTACGAAGAATGTCTGATTCGTTGTCTGAAACAGTTGCACCAGCAAAGTTCATTGCTGCAGCCTGAACTGCTTCAGCAGTCTTAGCTTCACGCTGTTCTAGTTCAATTAGTTCATTACGCTTGTTGATGTCAGCGGTTAGATTAGCGTATTTCGCTTCATCTTCACCAGACCAAACACCGCCACGAGCTTCAACTGAATCAATCAGTTCCTTAGCTTCGTGCCATGCTTTAGCCTTAGCATCAACCTGTTTTGCGATAAATTCGCTCATAGGTTTGTTCCTTTCAAGAACATAAATAAATAAGGGGGGATTTAGGTTCAGAGATAAACTCACATAACCTGATCAGGGATAAACACGCTGACATAAATAGTCTATACAACATGTTTATACACGCTAAAAGAAAACCCCCTGGGACAAATCAGGGGGAAAGAACTAGTGTTCTTTTTTACCAACCGAGAGACGAGGACTCAGTGTGGAATAATTATACTCTCTGCATCAACAAATCTAACTGCTTCTTCTTCAAATCAAGAAGGGCAGAAGGATTAGTGACATCAGGGTCTTTCTTTAGAACCTTACCTAGAGTGTCTGTCAACAGTTCGCCTTGACGCTCAGTAAGTTCCTCACCAGACTCAAGGGCAAGCAAAGCATCAGTCAACTCTTCAGCAGATACTCCACGAATTTCAGCAAGTTTTTGAATCTTGTCTTGTAGTTCAGTCATGGCTCTAACACTAGCAGTTCCCTCAGTTGCAGTGTAAGCAGGAAACGCTACAAGGCTAACTTCATGGATGTTGACACGCTTCAAAATACGTTGATCAGCTGAAGGCCACTCATCACCATTAGTAGGCACTCTAAACCCGAAACTGAAAGCATTGACATCGCCACGCTTGATTAGAGTTGCAGCATCACGCCCTGCCTGTGTGTCAGGTAGGTGTGCCTCAACAAGTAAGCCCTTAGCATCTTCAGTCAAAGACAAAGTGCCTGCACGAGTAGAACCTAAAACAGTTCCTGTGTCGTGATTCCACAATAGTTTGACATCATTGCGTGAACTTAAAGAAGCTCTAAAAGCTCCTGGCGCAATCGTTTCAGTAAAAGGAAGTGGCTGTGAAGGGCTGTTGAATACAGCTGCATAACCTCGCAAAGTCATGCCATCACCTTCAGTACGAATCTCAAGGTCACGAATAATCTGTCTGCGCTCAATGCCCTTACCTGCACGTTCACCACGTTTAGCAAGTTCAGCAACATGCATAGGGTCAATGAAACGAACAGAATCCATCTGCATTTCACCCATAGTCATGTCAGGCATCTCAGTTGCAGGCAGTTCATCAGAAGGCTGTGCAGGGTCATGCACCTCACCAACCTCTTCAATGTCTGTAGCGTAAGCGTTACGCAACTCATCACCAATAACAGCACCTAACTGCCAATGCCATTTACTGAAGCGATCCTGCAAATCTGCAAGGAAGTTGTAGATACCCTGCTGATTTAGTTCATCGGCACAGTCAAGAGTTTCAACGATTTCCTTCAACAAAATCTCGTTAGCCTTATAGATAGCCAAAGATAGTTGAACAGGGTCACCACCAATAAAGGTTGCATCAATCTCAGTTTCAGCAACAAAGTCAGGCAACATAAACTTTGCGTCAACATCTAACTTACGGATGTTCTCAGCAATCGGGTCAATAGCAGAATCGTAATCCTGATAAATCTCTTCAAAGAACTCGTGATACTGACTGAACAGAATACCCTTGACATTCCAATGCGCTCCATGAGCGAGGAACTTAGCTGACACAACGTTAGCCATCAAAGAGCAAAGTTCTTCAGCCAAATATTCTTTAGTAGGTTCAACTGCTTCTTCAGCAATCAACTCAACTTCACCTAAATCACGTTTCACATCATAAGTAATAGTCTTTGGGTCAAGCACTTCCTGAACTCCAGCCTGCTTATACGCTGCACGAGCCTGCGGGTCATTATCTACAGCAAACTTCACATCTTCACCATTACCAATCAATTCTTTAGCCACGCTACCCTTCCAATCATTAGTTCCAGCAGGCGGAATAGACTCAGGGCGCATAATCAATTCACGATACTGCACACCAAACCCATCAAGCTGATCAATAGTCTGTGTGCGCTGTGACTCGTCACGCCCTGTAACCACATACAGTTTCACATTCTGGTGATCTAGCCAATCAAAATAATCTTGATGCAACGCCCCATTCACAATCAGAGTATCGTCAAGGTCAGTTATTCCAACCTGTGCAACAACATCACGTTTAGCCATATTCTTATCCATTCCATTTACCCAACTTTGACCTGCATCGCCACCCCACGCATCCCAAGCAACTCTGCCTGCACTCGGATAGCCTTCTTCACCAC